GGTGTTGTACTTGGCTTGCCTAATGCGTTATAACTAAAGACTCTTATTTCATAAGTGCCGTTTAAAGTTTCAAAGATTGTAAAATCAGATCTTGTAATACGTTCAGAGATAAAATTTTCATTTTGAAATCTATATTGAACCATATATTCAGTTACACCACTTATAGGTTGCCATTGAATAAATAATTTACTAACAGCCCTATTGTTCAATACCACTATCTGCTCTGTTCCCTGTAAACTGCTTGGTGCATCTTTAAGTGCAGTTAAAGTTGTAATTGTTCTTGCTGGCAATGTTGTGCCATCTTCTACAAAAGCATATTTATTTGGATCATGAACAACAGCAACTATTTGATAATTTAATAATTCTTGCTCTGTGACAGATACGACTCTAAATGTCTGAAGTTCAACAGATGTATTTTCTATTACCCAAACGCTGTTAGTTTGTGGGACTGAACTAAATGCAGAATCTACAGTAATAGTTGCACCTGTAATATCACTTATTGTTTTGGTTTCTAAAGAGCCGTCAGATAAAATTACAGATAAGGTTGCTGAACCTGTTGTTGCTAAATCTGTGTTGTTTTGATCGTCAACGATAATTTGTGTTGTAGAAACACCAGTTTTTATACGTCCTCCTCTTCTTACCCCTGCTCTCATTGGATCTGCAATATTTATAACAGTTCCAACCCTGACTATTGTTCCGCTTTCTAATGATGCTGTAAATGTTACTGTTTCCGCTTCGTTGTTTTGTGTATATAAAAACCAACGTCCAAGCCTTGCCGCTTGCCCTCTTGATGTACAGGCAAAGCCACTTAAATTTTTTGTTACTATGCCATATTTTGCCTGCAAAGCTGTATCTTCTACAGTCTCATAATCTATTTCGGCTGTTTCCATATCAAAATAAGAAACATTAACAACAGTAAATTTAGTGTCTTTACTAGCACTTGAATAAGCAAAACCAGCTTCAGAAACATTGCTTAGATTGTAGATATAGCTTGGATCTGTAGGTTTATCACAGCTAATATTAACTGCCCCTGCTGAATAAAAAGGCATTGCCCTCATTACAGCAGCAAGATTATTTATGGTATCGTATGCGGCACGTTGACTGTTCAAAACCACATTACAAGAAAATCTGGCCTCCGTACCCCCAGCCCCATCATCTACTTGCTCACTTGCATATTGACTGGCAGAGAAAAAACTAAAAACATCTAATGATGATTCTGCAATATGATCTCCAAAACCTTTTGATGTTGTAAGCAAGTCATATAAAATCCAAGCTGGATCGTTTGAATATTCTTTATCTGTTTTAAAAGTGCCGTTAAATGTACCGCTATAGCTTATAGATCCATCAGCCCTTACAGTTCCGTTATGGGGTATCTTAATCTTTGTTCCTCTAATACGGAACATACGTCTTGGCTGGTTTGGAAAGGTTTCAGCGTCAAAGCGTAAAGCTACATGGGCAAAATTTGCAAATGCCCTTGATTCGTTAATTATTTCTGTAAAAGACGACCATTGAAAACTATCTTGCAGCGTTGTTTCTGTGCTGTCTGCTGTAGTTCTATTTACTCTGATAGTAACAGGAAAGCTAGTGCCAGATGGTAAGTTGATTTTATAATCCCTGAAATATGTGCTTGCAGTTCTACCTTTTACAGTGTCAGATATAACAGTTGTTGTTGTGCCATCATTTTCTATTGTTTGAATTGTAAGAGCAACTTCAGCACCATTTATATCGCCATTATCTTCAAACTTTTGCAATGTGGGAAAACCAAGAGTAACTCTGACAGCATCAATATTTGAATCTGTTATCTGCCTTGAAACTGGTGTTGATTGTGTTACTGTTACACCTACGCTGGTTTCTGATTCTGTTTCTGATATTCCAGCAATTGCTGTTTGATCTGAAGTCCCAAATCTAGGCTCAAAAGAAATATTACGAAAGTTAAAATCCTCATCATTTGGACTTGTGCCGGCCGCTTGTTGTAAAACCTGAGTACCGTTTAAAAATACGTCTTTTAAGGCTGAAGTGTTGTATTCAGTTGAACCTTTGCTACCTGTAGCACTTGGAAACCCCTCTATCTCTCCCGACCCAAGTAATTCAATCAGCGTTTGAAATTGCTTTGATTGAAGTGCATCATTAGGAAGGTCTGGAAAGTTTTCTGGAAATAAAATTCTAGCAAACGGCTCTATTGGAAGTATCATTATGTTGTCCCCTCTTTCTGTACAGTATCAATACCAGAACTGATTACAACTGAACCTGTAAAAACTTCTCCATAAATTATAGGCACTGGAACACCAGCCCTTGCTACGTTTTGTATTGACCCAAAACCAAAAGATTGAAATGTAGGATCATTTTGTGAAAAGCTATCAGCCATAACACCGCTTGGAATATCTTGGCGAGGCATTAAAAGATTTGTAGCTTCGTTTATTAACATATTTGTTCCAACTACTGATAAAGCTGTTGAAACTGTTGTTGCTAATAATGTGCTTCCAAGTAATGTAGCTCCCACAGCAGAACTACCAGCAGTTAATAATCCACCTATAACAGCTCCTTTTGCACCAATAGCAATAGGTATTATTTGTATATCTTCATCACTTTGCAAACCTAATAAATCCTCTGTAATTTCCATACCGCCCATTTTTATTTTATATAACTGATTCATCATGTGATTTTCAACATCTGGAAAATTTGCAATCAAAAAATGAAATGCCTGTTTTGGGCTTGCAACAGCCGCTTCAAAATACGACTGCCCAAGAAACTTTCTTAATGTCCCATAAACTTTTATTTTTTTAAGCTTCATATCTATAAACCTTTTTTGTGGCCTCTATATATCTTAAATCATATAATTCTCTACAACTCAACTGTCTTATGTTGTGATGCAATATTGTTTGATCGCCAATATATAAAGCAACATGATTTAGTTTTTCATCAGGGCCTTGCATTAACAAAACATCATCATTAATAATATTATCTTTGGAAACTTCAACAAAACCAGAACCAGTTAAAACTTTTTCAAAATATGGGTCTTCGCAGAAAGTTTTTATACTTTTTGGTCTTTCCCAAAATTTTAAATTTATTTGTTTTTTGTTTAAAAAATAATCAGTAATTAAACTCCAACAATCGTGCTTACCCCAAATCCATGTTCGGCCATATAAACCAGAAGTATAACCTGATGGCTCAAAATTAATCCAGTTTTTATGCTCAACACTATAAATATAAAAAGGGAGACCAAGATGCTCACATGATGCTTTATCTGCTTCAGATGGTAAGGCAGAACCATAAGCATGAGAATGAATTATGCCAATAAGTTCTCCTTCATCTTCACAATCTGCCCAATTATCTGGATCTATAACAAAAAACTCATCTGGCGACTCTGATAAGTTGTCACAAGGCCAATAAGTCTCTTTGCCTTTGATAATAGCTAACAAGCCGCAAGACTCTTGAGGGGCTTGTTTGTCAGCATGAGTAGCAGCCTGTTCTTTCCAGTTCATGCGTTTACAAAAGTACCAACAGAAGGAAAATCTTTTCTAGTTACTTGTAATTTAGGACAACGAATATTATTTAAATCAAGAACACTAGCCAACTCAAACTGTACGATTTCTCTATTTTCTACAACTTTTCTATCAATAAAATAAATCTCTTGTGGTAATTCCGAAGAGCTTGATGGAGTACCAAATGGATTCTGATTTGATGGAAAGTTTGCAGCGTCTAAAAATTGTGCCATTGTTCTATGTCTTATGAATTTTGCTCCCTGCAAGTCATTAAATGGTGTTGTAGCGTTTGCTGATGCCATTAAGGTTGTTATAGTTCCAAGAATATTAGAAACAGTTAGAGTCGGTCTTGGCAGCGTTCCTTTTCCTGTATATTCAAACCCTTCAGCAATAACTGGAAACTTATCATAAGTATTACCTTGCCATATTATTGAAGTGTTACTATTCATTCCTACACCAGAATGAAAACGGCTTACATTTGTTGAGCCATGCAAAACAGAAACAAGAGTTATTGAATACAACTCAATTATTGATTTATTAGATAAAGATTGAAGTTCTGCGGTAGGGATTGCCATTTATGGTTCAAACACCTCCTCAAATGATGTTGTAATAACTGCTCTGTTATTATATGGAATTTGTTTTGACCAAGATTTACAAATAAACTTACCAGCACCAGATAAAGTAACTGAGACATTCCCTGAGTTTGTTGCACTGGCAGCAGCCGTAACGGTAAAAGTATTATCATCAGCCGTTGTTACTACTGCAAAAGAACCATCAACAGCAGAGCCAGATGTATAGTCAATCGTTACGACATCACCAAGAGCAAGGCCATGATTTGAAATTGTTATAGTGACAGTAGTAGATGATGACTGTGAATATGTACCTGTTTTTGTAAACCCTTCGGCTGGTGGGGTGAAATCAAAACTTGCCTGATCGTTTACCCTACTTCTTAAAAAAGCCTCAATAATATCTGATTGTTCCTCAGATACTACAAAAGTGAGATCATATACTTTTGGATCTTGTGTTAATGGAAGGCCAAATAAAGCTCTGAACTGGTAGCCATCACCTAAAGCTGTTGTTCTAACCTTTGGTGAACTTGTTTTTCTAAAGCCAGAATATGTTGGCTGGATTGATGGAAAAGTTGCCATTATCTACTTAATAAACCCCCTGCACGTTTTTCTTTAATTAATTCAGATCTTATCGCAACTGCAATGACATTACCTAAAGCCTGTGCATCTTGATCGTTACCAGATACAGATGAGCCAGACGCATCAACAGAAACATTCACAATATTAGTTGTGCCTCCACCTATTTGATTGTTTGGAATTATTGTACCTGATCTACTAGGAACAAAAAGCTCTGGCCCTTTTTCTCCTACAAGTGAAGCTCTTCCTACAGGTGGCCTTCCGCCATCTGCAAATCTTTGTCCTATTCCGAGATTAACAGAACCAAACTTTACACCAGAGCCTCCGCCTCCTCTGCCTCCAAAAATACCACCTAAAAATCCACCCAGACTATTACCTATGCCAGAAACGGCTTTTTGTATTGCAACCTCTACAAGTTTACGTTTTAGATCATTCAATACACTAACAGCCGCTTGAGCAAGTGTTTTTGTACCCATCACAGCATCAGTAAGGTTTGAAACAATGCCTTGCTCTATACCTTGACCAATTTCCATGAATTTTGCTTTAAGTTCTTTTGCTGCTTCTTCTTGCTTTTTAATTTTTTTTACTCCTTCCTCTAACAAATTGTTTTTCTTTTCTAATTCAATTAATTCATTTGCTAAATCTTCACCAAATTTTTCTGTCAGTTCTTTTCTTTTTAAATCAATATCAAATTGTTTTCTACCCTCTTCTGTGCCAATTTTTAATCTTTCTTCTGTTTCTTTTAATTGTTTATTTTTTGCTTTAAGTGCATCTTTAGCTTTTTCAAAATCTTTAAATAGTTCAATACCTTGCGTGATTACAAGTCTTTCTTCCAATTTTTTTAACTCATCGTTTGCTTTTTTTAAATCAGCTTCTAAAGCTTCAGCACCAGAAATAAGTTGAAAACCTTTTTGACCCTCAGTTATTTTTGCAATTTTAGCTTCTAAATCACCAATTAATTTTGTTGTTTCTTCAATTTTTGATTGAATATCTGCGGAACTCCCCTCTTCTAATAATTTATTAAATTCTTTTTGTTTATTAATTGCTTTAATAATTGCATTTGTAAGAAAAACAAAACCGCCAGCAATAGCTACTAAAGGCAATGCATTTAAAGCAATAGACAATCCTCCTGATGCAATAGCTAATGCTTTCGTAGAAACTGATGCTGTTGCCTGTGCTTTTGCCATAGCGATTGCTCCAGCACTTGTTAATTTAAATTTTGCAATCAAAACTGTTAATGCGGCAGATAATAATCCACTTGCGGCTGTCAAACCTTTAACAGCAAAAGCAATCCCTGTTATTACTAAAGCTGTTTGACCTTCTGAAGTATTTAAAAAACTATTAATACCAGAAACTAAATTTGTTAATGCGTTTGTAGCATCTAAAACCGCTGGAGCAAAAACGCTACCTAACTCTATTGAAAGTTTTTCTACTTCATTATTAAGTATTTTAAATACCATCGTTGGGTCATTTTTTATTAATTCTTTAAGAGCTTTGCCTCCTTGTTTTTCTATCTCTTTAAATGCCGCAACAACAACATCTTTTGTAATTTTGCCATTCGCTGCCATTTCTCTTAATGCACCAACATTTACTCCAAGTTGATCTGCTATCGGTTTTAGAACTGCTGACATTTGTTCAGAAATACTATTAAACTCATCACCTCTTAAAACACCCGAACCTAAAGCCTGTGTTAATTGACGCATAGCACCCGCTTGCTCTTGTGCAGATGCTCCTGAGAGTATTGCAGCAGTATTAAAACCATTAAATATTGCAGTTATTTCTTCCATTGATGACCCAAGTGGGCCTAATCTTGCTTGTAAATTTGTAACACCTTCTAAAGCATCTATTGAACTAAGTCCAAATTTTGCTTGTGCTTCATTAGCAAGTTTTAATGACTGACTGTATGATCCATTCTCCTGTGTTAATATTTTTAATCGTTGGTTTAATTTCTCAAAACTTGTTGCTGCTGTTATTGTATTTCTTGCTAAAAGTCCAACACCAATTCCAGCAATAGCTGTTTGTAACCCACCAAAAGATTTTTGTAATCTATTTGTAGAAGATTGAACATTATTTAATGCTCTAGTTGCACCAGTGGCATCAACAGTAAGTTTTACATTTGCCTGTGCCACTAATAAAAAAAGTCTTTATTATATATTACCTTGCTTTTGCTCTTTGACGATCAGATTGTCTTTTTTCGTTCTCATACTTAATTTCATAATACGCAGCCCAATATATTAACTCTTCTTCTGTCAAAGATAATCTTAATTCTTGCAAGGTCTTACCAAGTTCTGTTGCTAGGAAAAACTCGAAGTTTAGCCAGTTATCCCCTCTTATTCGTTTTTTGCTGTATTTATATCAAGCTTTATATCAAATAAAAATAATTCAATCTCATTTAATACATTTTCTGGAATAAATCTGTGTAACTCTGCGGCATCTGCCATATTAAAAGCTTTACTTCCATCTTCCAACTCTGCCATTTGACAAAGAACATGAGTTGTCATGGTTAATGCTTCTTCTGTTCCAGCAGCAGCTTGAGCTTTTTTTCTATCGTATCTGGTTAAAGGTTTAAAATATAAAGTCTCAATAATATCACCATTAGAATTTTTCCATTCATATTTTCTTCTATTGGTCATTTCCTCCTTATATGATTCTGTTAGAAGGTCTATTGTTCTTTTTGATGCCATAATTTTGGGGTTGGTAAATTAATTAAATAGCAGATGTTATAGTTCCGTTTGTCTCGAAAGTAATATTTACTTCCTGTATTTCTCCAAGAGTTGCTCCAAAAGTAGCATTAGTGATAATTCCAGCAAAACTAATTTTCTTAGAAGCTGCTCCACTATCAGGGAATAATTCAAATAATGCGTCACCAGTATCACCTGTTGTATTTATGTCATCAATAAAAGCCTGATAATCAGAGTTTCCAGCGTTGTCATACAAAAGAGTTGCAGAACCAGATCCATCTATTAACCCACCAATACGGCTTTTAAATGTATCACCCATTTTAGTAGTTTCTAATGTGTCCTTTGTTATATCTAGTGACCATGCTCTTAAACTGCCAATCTCGGCTTCTGTGCCGCCAGCGTTCTCAAACATGAGCTTTCCTAGATCGCCTCTAACTGCTGTCATGATTTAAAAAGAATTATTTATAAATATATTAACCTTTTTCAGCTTTTTTTACATCTTTTTGTTTTGTCTTTTGATTTTCCATATATCTTTTGCATCTTCCATCCCAATAATTTGGATCTCTTCTACCCTTTACAGCTTCGATTGCGTCCAGCATTTCTTCTGTTATTTCAAGTTTTGGCATAATTAAAGATCCTCAAATATTTCAAATGTTACTCTGATTTGTGTTTGAAACTTTCCTTCTGGACTTGATGTTAATATTTCAGGCCCGATAGGTGAATCAAAAATAACACTTGATACTGTGATTTTATTGTATAAGTCTCTAAGCCGTTTGCAAATCGTGAAGTTAGCCCCTGCTCCTATGCCTTCTTCTGTAAATACATTAAGTAATACTAAACCAACAACGCTATTAGTACCGCTTGCATTACCCATTGTCTGATATGACCCAGATCCAAAGCTAGTTATACATTGAACAAAAGAATCTTCTGTAGTGCTATCAAATGCCATATTGTTAAATACAACAGGGATTGCTGGGCTTGAGGCTAGTTCTGTTGCTAGTCTTGCCTCAATAGTGGATCTTACTGTGTTTAAATCTGTTGCAGCCATTAAATACCTCTTTTAATCTTTTCATATTCTTTTCTTGCATATTGTTCAAGCTCTTTTCCAATAAGCTCTGGAAATCCAGCAACAGTTTTTTGTCTTGTTCTATAAACACCACCCCATGAAGGTGGAAGGTTAACACCAAAACAAACTGGCTCTGAATAAGCAAGGTTATTAATTATTGTTCCTTCTAATGGTTTTATTTCTGTCTGCCATGCGTTTCTAAGTTGCCCACCTCCCTTTGGCTCACCTTGAAAAACAACTCTTACAGGTGTTGCTTTTTTTACTCTTCTAGTCCACTCCAAAGTTGTTGCAGCAACTAAATCCTCTACTGCTTCTCTCATAACATCATCTATTTGATCAAGCCTTATTTTTCTTGTCATATTTACCTCAAGATAAGATCAAAGCTTACAGGTGTATTATTTTGTTCATTTGTTAAAACTTGTATAATTTTAAATTCTACGCTGCTAATAACAACTCTATCTTTTGTTGTCGGTACAAAGGTTAGATCCCCTGCTGATATTGTTAGTCTTTTATCCTGTGACTCAATCAAATCATTAACTTCATTACGAGCAACATTACTTACAGCACCTTTAATAGTTGTATCAGAAGTACTTTCAGTAATTGCTCCAGTTGTTGTGTTATAACCTCCAGCCGTTACTTGCCTAATTGTCACATCACCACCAAGCTTCTTTAAAGAAGCACTAGCAGCTTTTTTTAGTGCATTAGCAAGACTCATAATCTATAAGCTATGACTTGACCACTTGCAAGCGTAATACTTGTGATAACACCACAAACCTCTGATGAGGCTTTCATAGTGATCCCATTGATAGTGGAAGAACCATTTTCTGTAATATTCTCAGCAACAAAAGTTGCTTCTGCGTCTGTTAAGCAATGCACCTTACCAAATCTGCCAGTATGTGTTGCAGTATTAGTAATGATTATTGCTGCTGGGTAATCGTAACCGTACATTTAAGACCTCTTGATTGATAAGTTTGCTCTTCCGCCTATTCTAATACCCATTAGGTAATGATCAACTATTGGCGGGATTCGATCAATACCAACAGCCCCAAAGAATCTTGGAGTTACGTTTATATTACCAACACTTACAGCAGCAAAGTCTTCTAATCCACTAAGCTCTAAACCATTTCTATTGTTATTTAAATAAACTGCCAAAATCACTTGTGCTTTTTTTACACGTTCTGGTATCTCTGTATCTGTGTAATAATCAGCAACTAATCTGTTTGGAAAAGATAAACCATAAAGGTTTGTATATGTATCAGGTTTTCTTACTCCTGATCTAGGCCATTCAAGTGCCTGAGTATCACTTACTCTTGCTCCTAAAAACTTTTCTCTGTCAATTCTCTGGGCTGCGGTAAACAAAGCACGATTTTTATTATCTGTGGTTGAACCGTCCCATGCAGCGTTGTCATCACTAAGAACAAACCCTTCAATAATAGCGTTTGCGTCAGTAAGACTTATATATGTGTTGGCGTTAGCACCGCCAATTGTTGCGTCAAGAGTTATTGCCATTTATTTTTTCTTGTTTAGGCTTACGTTTTGGTTTTGGCTTTTCAAGAGTTTGAGCTAGTGAAGCTGCTTTTTCAGCAGCCTCATTTTGCTCTCTCATACGCCTAAATGCGTACATTCCCATTAGCTAGATGCACCTTTTAGGGCAACAAAGTTAATGACAATAGCTTCGCCTAATGATCCAGCAGAAACATTAGAAACTGTTATTGCAAATGAACCACTTGCAATAGCATTAGCGTTCACAAGATATGAACCAGCAGTACCAGCAGAACCATGACAAGCAACTACAACATCAGTTGCAGAAATCTTGCTATTGGTTACTGTAAAAGATACTTCAGCAGCAGCCGCTAAAGCTGCGTCATTCATTGTGATCTGTCCACTCTGGGTATTCAGAGTTACACCTGTACCTTTGTTAGTGGCCTGAGTTACAGTACCGCCTGTTGTTGGGCCTATTAAAGAGCCAGCAGTTACGTCAAATAAAGAAGACATGATTTAAGATCCTAGTTATAGCAAGGGATTACGGCTAATCTTGGTTCGACACGTTGGTCGCCCTGACAATCCCTATATTTTTTTGCTCATACACTTTCGACCAAGATGCAACAGTTTCCAATACAGTTCTGTTTGGATTAACAGTTGATACAGCGTACTTAAGACCGACAGGGTGATAGATGTAGTGGAGATCCACAGCCATTGCTTCTTCTAAAGCAAGAATGTCTCTATCTGTCTGAGTTCTGATTGGTGCTTGCTCACCAGTAACAACAGCCCCTTGTGTAAAGAAGAATGTTGAATACTCTGTTGAAGATCCAGATCCAGTTGTAGGAACATCATCAGACACAATCACTCTCAAGCCCATAAATGAACCGAATGAAGGCTGGTCAAATGCCCTTGCTGTGCTACCAGATGCGGCTGCTGTATCAGCATTACCACCATCGTCATATATACGATCAATAGCGTTTCTTTCTAACAAGTCATAATAGACGTTTGAATGAACAGCCATTGCTGTTAGCTTTTCACCTTGATCACCAAGTAAAGCTTTAGCTCTTGCAACGTGGCGAGGGCTTAATGCTGTTGGTGAATCTCCAGATTCAGAGTCAATAGTTAAACCAAATAAAGCTGAGTTACTATCATTTGCATTGATAGAACCAAATGCACCAGTTAAGCAAGAATATAAATCTTTCTGTTTCTGGTTGTTTACATAAGCAGCCATCTTCTGAGCAATAGCAGCCATAGGGTCAAGAGAACCGCCAACTGCAAGTGCAGCTAAGTCTCTGCTACTAAAAGCACGACCTCTATGTAGAACAGCAGCAATTTGGTTATCTGCTGTGATCTTTGCTGGTGTTAATGATGTTGAATCTGTTAAGACTTCAAAATCGCCAGATAAATTTGCTTTATAAAATGGAATCTTTACAAAATCCCCACCTCTTTCTGAGGATAGATTTAATTCTGCCAAAGGTTGTACTACCCCACTCTGTAGGAAGCTGTCAGTTTGTGTTGTCGCTTCGATCAGATAGGGTGTAAACACCTCAGGAATAATTAAATCACTTCTTAATGTTGCCATTGAGATCTAATTAATATGTTTACTTCGAGGCACAACCTCTGACATGGCACAACCACGTTGCTTCTATACTAACCGCTTACTGCATTTTTGAGCATATTATATTTATTTACATCTGTTCTATATAATCTCGCCTGTTCAGTTAAATTAAATGATTCTTTTGCAAATGGGTTTTTTTCACCAGCTACAACTGGATCTCCTTGAACTTTTGTAGTCGTAGCTCCACCGCCTTGAGGTCTGGGGTTTTTCTGTACCCATTGAGGCATCTTGGACATTGCCCATTCTTTAACTGGAGTCCTGTTATATCCATCAACAACAACAACAGTTCCATCTGCTTCTCTTGCAAGTTGATCTTGATTTATTTGCGATAATACATATCTTGGATCATGTACAACATCAGCAAGTGCTGTTACTGCTGGGGCTTCAACTTCAAGCTGTCTCTGTCTGGCTTCTAACTCTTGAATTTTTTTGTTTTTAGCCTCTTCTGCATCACGATATTGTTGAGCTTGTTTTGCAATCGCTTCGTCATATCTGCCCTTTGCTTCTAGATCTTCTTGTTCTTTTTGTTGTTTAAAAGCAATTAAAGCATCAACATCAACATCTGGCGGTACTGCCTTCGCAGCCTCTTTTGCTTTTTTATAGTCATCTAAAATTTCTCTGTTACTTTTTCTTAATGCTTCAACTTCTGCCATTAATGCTGCTGGATCAACAGATGGATTTGGCTTGATTGGTTCGTCTGACATAAATAAATTTTAACAATAATTAATATTCAATATATCAACTCCACTTAATTCTGTCACTCCAATATGCCGCACTTGTCTTACCTTTTGCAATATTTTTAGCATGTCGAGCTTTAAAACTGCGTCTTTTTGCCTTATCTGCATCTGATTCTCCTTTTCTTGGTGGCTTTGTTTTTGCTCCTTGCATACCAAATCTTATAAGCCTAAAACCATCACCTTTTTTTATAACAACAGCATGAGATTTGCCGCTTTTATGGTTTGGGGTTCTGATAGGTTTATCTACCTTTTCAAAAGTATGACCACCTTTTTTTATACTCATTTTCCTTTTTTTCTCATTGCCATATTATGAGCCTCGGTAAAACTCATTCCTTCTCTCATCTTACGTTTCATATATTCCATGTGAGCCTTTGTATGGCCATGTGTTTTTTGATGTTTTTCAAGAGTATTTTTTTGTCTGGTCGTAAGTTTCATAATTACCTCCTTTTGTTGTATTTAGTATATATAGCCGCATCTGCTGTTCTTGCTCCTCCCTTGCCTGTCATGTAACTATTAACTCTGCCCATTGCCCAAGCACCCATAGGAACATTTCTTGACCCACTTCCAAGATATGCCCCTTGTCCTTTTCGATAGACCTCCGCTAGTTCTCCATAAAAAAACTTAGTGTCTTTTGCTTTTGCTTTTAAACTACTTTTTACTTTTTCGCTTAGTGGTTTTCTTCTTTTTACTTGCGACATTTTGTTTAGTGCGTGATTTGGATACAGCTTTTATATCAATAAATTCTCCTTTTCTGTAGGCTTCGGCAGTCCTTTTGATTTCAGCCGCCTTTGCACTCCTGTTTTTAGATCCAGACAGATATTTTTTTGGAACACCTGTCTTTTTGTCTTTAGGAACTCTCCTTAGTTTCTTTTTTTTCACTTGTTACCTTTTTTGATTTTTTAGCAGTAGCCTTTGGTTCTTTCTTTGATTCATCATAAGTCTGAACCTTAAATGTATATCCCATTACTTTTTACCTCCTTTTTTTACTTTCTTTACTTTCTTAGGTTTGCCGTACATAGGAAAAGAAATAGCTGCTTTTATCTTACTTCTTTTTACGTTTTTTAGCAGTTGATAAAGCTATCGCCACAGCTTGTGATCTTGATTTGCCCTCCTTCATAAGCATCTTTATATTTCCAGTTATAGTTTTTTGTGATTTTCCTTTTTTAATTGGCATCTTTGTACTTATCAGCTAACTCTACTAATGTTAGCTCTGTTCCATCTTCTCGGATAATTTTTTTCAACGCATTTGTAGCATTTAATTGTTTATTTCCTCTTTTAGGATTCATCAAAAAATTAAAATATTTTTTCTTTTTTCCTAAAACTTTTTCTTGTATGTCAGGATTTTCCTTTAACCAATTTGCATAGTTTGTCTCTTGAGGCACTCGCCCAGTTGCACTTGGTCTTGTATTTGGAAAAGCTCTACCTAATACTTCATCATCCAAAACTGGAACTGTTGTTGATCGACAATTAAAATGCTGTGGAGGAACTGGCCCTTGATCATATTTAAATAATTGGCCATCCAATCTTTGACAGATAGAGCTTGTTCTTGCATCAAGGGTTGCAACATATTGGTATTGTCCAGTTATATCTTCATTTGCCGCATAAACAGCTTGACTTGCTGCATTTTGTACTTGATTAACGGTAGTTCTGACAACAGTTTGTATTTGTTTATTTGAAAGAAACATTCCCTCAGAGTTTTTTAAAGCACTATTTAAAGCAATTGCACTTTGTGGTTTACTGTTAAACCTGAGATTTGGCCCTTTTAGTCTCTTTGTAATTTTTGGTAACGATTCTCCCTCTAATACTCCTAATCTAATTGCTCTTGATATTTTTGACGCAGAATTTTCTGCTATACCTCTAAATGATTTTTTTACGGTATCACCATTTGGAAGAGAAATATCTGAACCTCTTTTAGCAGTTAAAGCAAATTGAGCAGATCTAAACACCCCATCTTTATCTCGTAAACGAATTGTTAGTTTAGTTGGATCTCTTGTTACAACAGATTTTGCAAAGTCAGGAGAAACAGCAACTGTATTTACTTGATATTCTCCTTTTGGTATAACTTTTTGTAATTGATCTTGAACAAAACCAACTTGAAACTCTGCCAAGTTCTGCATTTCTTCAATCATATAAACAGAGCTTTCATTTTCCCAGCCTTTCAAACTTTCTACCATCTGTTTTAATATGGCCTGCAATCTAGCTTGAGAAGCTGGAGTGTTACCTTCTACATCCCTAATTTTTCTTAATACATCTAAAATTACGTCATTAAATTGACTTGCAATTTGAAATTGCACTTTGTTGCTGTATCTATTCAGATCAATAGCTTCTCTATAGAACGCTTCTGGTGTACTCATTCATCATCTGTAGCTGGTTCTTCTGGTGGTTCTATTTCTACTAACCCTCCGTTTTGTGTGCTTTCTATCTCTTCTTCTATATCAAAATCATCACCAAGTACCTCACCTGTAGATAGTTGATTTAGTAATGTCTCCTGTGAAATAGTGCCAGCAGTAAATAATGTTAATAGACTTGTTATTTCTTGTGGATCTAGTCTGGTAGAAACAAAGTCTCTGTTTACAAAACTGCTTCCAGCATTAGCTTCATTAAGATATTCGCTGTGAAATCTAAGGCAGTTATCAACCAAATCTTGCATCTGTTGGGCAATAACCATCATTGTGCTGTCATTCTGTGACCTGTCTATTCGCTTGGCTTCGGCTGATTCTCCTACTAACTTCTGCCCAAGAACCGCAGCTAATGACAAAGTATTTATCTGTTCTTTAAGATCGCCAAGTCTTTTAAACTGGCTGTCATAGCTATCACCAGAAGGGCTGACATATTCCATTCTTGACTCTGGTGGTAATGATAATGCTTCATTAGGGCCTGTTGTTATCTCGTCTGCATTTGGATAACCAAAAACTGCAAGCAATGGAACAGAACTGATATGAAGAATATTATCTAAGTCAGATTGTATTTGATAATGTTTAAGATTTAACTCTGCTATGTCATACAAAGGACTACGGCTTTCATAAAAGCCAACTCTGTTTGCATAGGCAATAGCAAAAGGTATTTTATCTTTAAGGCTCATTTCACCCTCATCAAATAATTTATATTCACTATTCTTTTTATCTTTTCTATGAATCTCATATCTGCCACGTTCTAAAACTCTAATCTGCTTTATTTGTTTCTCGCCATACTTTCCATCAGGTTCTACAACATTTTCCAACAATCTTAACTGTGTAAGCTGTCGTGAACCATCTATAATTTCACTTCTCCACCCAAGTATATTTCTTGGTGAATATGTAACCCAGTAAGGTCTGGTTTTATCTCCTTCTCTCGGTGCATCTACTAAAACACCAACATGGCCAAAAGAAATTGCAGTCCTTACTGTCTCGTAAAGCCAAACGTTCAGATCATTTCCCTCAAGGTCAACATCAAAAAGTTGCTCACGAACAAGGTCTGAAACATCGTCTAAACGGACTGGTTTTCTAGTTATCATGCCAGCCAGCATTTTTTCTATTCTCTGCAAGTAAGGTACAACAGTTGATCTTGCTAATCTTGTGTCATAAGCGTCATCAGTTTCTCTTGGTTCTTGCATTAAATATTTTCTATGCTCACTCCTGATCTTGTATGTGCCTTCTTTTAGGTCTGTTATCAAATCCCAAAACTGTGCCATCCTCTGATATGCCGCATTTGGTGACTCAACTGTTGAGACAGCCTGTGTTATAGGTTGGTTGTAAATATTTAATGAGCTATACACAGTTTTTCCTCATAGTACCATTGCTTTTAATATATTCTAATTCCTGTCCGTCTGCCTGCTCTACCATGAAGCAAATTAAATTCACGATAAATTAAATATCCTAAAGCATCATTCATGTGATCATATCCGTTTTGTTTGTCTGGATCTCCTGTTTTTTCATCATAACTCTGCAATTCAAGACATTCAATCAAACGAGTGCAACTGGCATAAATCGCCAAACGTCTTTCCCCTTTGCCGTTTTGTAATAACGCATTGACGGTTGCAACTCTATCTTTGATAAAGGGGTTGCTCTTGAGAGCCATTGAACTGAATCCGTAACTTTGGAGAATTGCGATGTCTGTTTTTGATGCGTTGATCGTTGAACGTGCTGAACCACTTGCGTCTGGGTAAACTAATATTCTGTTTGAAGGGTAGCGTCTTTTTATCTCTTGTGCCAAAGCATCAGTATCTTTTTGTTTACTGATTTCATCTATAATCACTAACTTTTCGCCATCCCTAACACCTATAACACAGTTGCAATTCATAACATTAAAATCGACCCCACATAAAAGGTTTTCCATTTTGATATCAAACGGTATTTTGTCGATGACATGATCTTCTCTAGAAAATCTAGAATATACCTGTCCGCTTGTGAGGTTGACCCATTGGCCAAGCAAGTAGGCTTTTATTAACTGCGGTGGATAGTTTTCATATAATGATGGAATAAATGTATCTGGAAGGTAAGGGTTGTCAGCCGTTTTTGCTTGTATCAATGCAGTATCAGATTTTTTATTCTTTTCAAATGTTTCAAATGCCCAGCCATGACCCTCTGGAGTTGTTGTTGCATAGAACTGTTGAACATTACCAGACCTTAATCTTGCAAGTGCCATGTTCATAGCGCTCTCTGCATCACGTTTTGGAATTGTGTCTGCCTCATCGAATCCAACTGCACAAAGGTTTTGTCCTCTTAATCTTTGATATGTAAGCATCGTCCTTAACAAGATCGTATGTGTTCCTTCCTCCCAAGAAAGTTGGTACTCAGGTAAAGGTGATGCTCTAAATGTATAAGGTATTTGCCATTGATCTAATAATTCATTAAATGTACGAATTAAAATGTCTCTCAACATGGGTGCTGTTGGTTGAAAGACAGCAGATACATGGCCGATATTCATACAGGCAAGCATTACAGCTTTTGAACAAAGAGCGTAAGTTTTACCAGCTCCGAAACCACAAACTAAAGCAAGTTTTCTGTGATCAATATCCTTGCAAAACTTTTCTTGATGAGGGAGTAAATCTTGATAAATCCTATCTATTGTTTGCTGTGTTGTTGGAAGATTATATGCACCAACTTCATATAGTACATTTCCAGCTTTAGTTGTATCTAAAATACTCACGACACGATTTGCGCTAATCGGGCGGCTGTGTTGATAGCACCTAAAGCAATATGCAAATGACCTTTTTCTCTAGCTTCCATCTGTAGCGTTGCACATTGATTTAAAAGCTCTGCAACCATTTGAGGTCTTTCCAAATCAAAATCAGCCTTTAATTTATCTTTAGCATCAGCTAAATAAGGATCACAAGCAGAACCACTAACCCCCCAATTCTTTGCAGCAAAAGCAATGCAATCTGATCTACGACCACCCTTTGCAATTATTTCAGCAAACTTATTTACTCTTGTTTCTTTTTCAGCTTTAGTTATACGAGCCATGAAAATGTTGACTTAAGTAAATGTTACACGCAAAAGAGAAAATATGATATTTGTGTAATTTGAGACTCAATTGAGACTGAGAGGTGTTCCCACGTTCCCATGTGTTCCCAGAAATGCTTAAGACTTACCTAACCCTATATATACCCCTAATATACCTATTATTATATTTATATATAAAACATAGAGAACATAGAGAACATATATATATAAGATAGTGATAGCAGAGGTTTTAGCCGTTCCCAGTAGTGAGAACAGGGGTGAGAACAGGTAAGAACCAGACCCATTTAGGTGTTCCCTCCAATCGTTTTCTTTTACGTTCATAATGTAAGGATTTGAGAATAGATGAGACAGTCATGGTGTCAGATTTTGTTTGATTAGAGATTGGTTTTTCTATTGCTTCAGTTAATAAAAGTTCAATTGTTATATCTTTAAGAGCATTTGCTGGATCGTTTAGGTAATTAACAATTACAGATTGCCAAGGACTATCGACCATATATTTTAAGTTTTCTTTTTCAATTTGATTTTCCTGTTCGGTGGATAAAAAATGCTGTTCTTTATTTTTAAATAGGTGAACGGCAGCCGACCATAAGGAATCTCTTTCAAGTTGTAGTGCATCAAGATCAATGGATTTTGTAGTGCAAGGAATTATATGAAATCTGCGATTTCCTGTGTCATCTATTAGAACACCTGATTCTTTGTTTGTTGAGCCAACAATAATTCCTCTTCTTGGCCATTCTTCAACTGCTTTACCGTAAGGAACTCTGAGGAGGTCAGTTGATCTTGATAAAAATGCTTTTATTACTCCAGCGTGTTTGCGACTTGTAACTCCATCAATTTCAGACCATTCCATACCCCATGAACGATGTAAAACTAAAAGATCATCTTTGGAGGATATATCACCGAGGGCATCTGAGAAAAAAGGGCCAAATATAGTCTGCCAGAAAGAAGATTTTTTAATACCTTGAGAACCTTGTAATACTGTTGCTGTGTCATGTTTACAACCAGCTATATAAGTTCTTCTTACTGCGTTAATAAGAGTAAGTTTCAGCATGGTGTCATATATAGTCGGCTCTGATAAGTTTTGATCTTCTGGCCTTAAGTAAGTGGAGGATAATCTTTCGATGCCATAAAGTTCTGGTTTTATTTCGTTATAACAATGATCAAGATAAAGTTTTACAGGATCATATTCATTTTCATGGGCAACTTTAAGGAGGCAATCAACAGCCATTTCTTTAGGTACTTTATAACCAAGTTCTGCAAGTGTTAGGTAAAAGAGTTCAATATTTTTAATAACTTTGCCATCCATTTCTATTGAATGAGAAAAGGTATTAAATCTGATTTCCTGTTTTAGATGCCGCAGAAAATTCATTAGTTCTTGAGAAGTAAGCTGCTCAAGTTTTGTCGGTAGAATGGTTGATTTTTCTTGTGGTTTTATTGAGGTTGGAAATGTTCGTGGCGGTGGAGTCCAACCATCTTCTGAAGCAAACTTTTGCAAAGTGCCTAATGAAACCCCTGATGATTTAAAGGAAGCCCATTTTTTTTCACATTCACCAGATTCATATTTACTGTGCTTTTGTGATAAAGCCTCCCATTCCTGTAAAAGTGAATCATCACCAACAGAATGAGCAGCCATTCCAATTTTTAACCATGAGTCGTAATCATCTAAACGTGATGGATTTATTGATTGAAGTAATGAACGTGCTTTATCGGAATCTGAACTAAGAGTTTGTAGTTGTGTAATTTTTTTCTTTTTCTGCTCCATCATTTTTTTTATTATTTCAATTGGAGCTTCAGCTATTGAAAGATCTCTTGGCGAGCGATTTTCCATCCACCTATAACCATCTGTTATAGGGTGTTTCCCAGAAACTATTGATTGAGTACCATCCCAGCGGAGTTCTATTTGTTCAACTGACCCATCTTCATCTTTTACCCCTGTCTGAAATTTACGTGTTTTTATCTTTGACCAATACTTTTCTGGCACTTGGTAAATTATTTGAAATCTACCGACACGACCTGATGTAACCATCCATGAGGGTGGAAGTGATGAAAGAGAAAACCCCCATTCACTTAATATTTTTGCTGCTGATGGGCCATCATGGTCTAAGAATAAAAGGCCACCAGAAGGAGTACCACAGCAAACACCGATACCTGTAGATTTTTTGGAAGATATTTCTTTAAATAGTTGTGAACGTGTAAGCGGATTATTTTGCCAATCATTTTGATATGGCCTTTTATTTTGAACGGCAACAAAACCCCAGTGCTTTGGCAAGCCAAGTAATTCTTCTTTTATATCCATTGTTAAGCAGCCTGCTCCATTTTTTCAGAAACTATAGATCTTAATAAACAAGATCTGGATTCAGAACCTTTATTATCATCAAGCCATTTTATCTGCCCCTGTGAGAGTTGGATATTAATTGTTTTTAAAATTTGCTCTTGTTCCATATCTAGGGTTGTTTTTGTGTAACTATAGGGTAAGATACCACTAAATCTAGGATAGTCAATGATTCAATTAAGGGAATACCAAAAAGAGGCCAGCGAAAAACTTACAAGGCTTTGCGTTGATCATGGTTATGGATATTTAAGCGGTGAATGTAGGACAGGAAAAACACTTGTGGCCTTATCAGTTGTAAAAAATATGGAAGAAGATAAGGTTTTGATAATCACAAAAAAGAAAGCTATTAGCAGTATAAAAAAAGACATAGATCTGATGAATTTGGCAGATAAAGTTGTTGTTACAAATTTTGAGCAGCTAAAAAATTTCGAAGGTACATCATGGAATGTTGTCATTGTTGATGAAGCCCATAGTGTTGGAGCATTTCCAAAACCATCACAACGGCAACAGAATATTTTGAAATTAAGGTATGGAATAATAATTTTAATGAGTGGAACGCCAAGCCCAGAAAGTTGGAGTCAGTTATATCATCAGTTTGCTTTGACTAATGTTTGGGATGAATATTCAAGATATGGCCGAAATGGTTTTTATAAATGGGCTGGTGATTATGTAGAAGTTAAGGAGAAAAGAGTTGGAACTGGGATTGTTGTAAAAGATTATTCAGATGCCTATATAAATGTAATTAAGAGAGATATTGAGCCATTTATGGTCTATATGACGCAAAAAGAGGCTGGTTTTAGTCAAGAAATAGAAGAAAAAGTCCATTTAGTAAAAATGTCCAAGAGAACTTATAGGCTTGCATTGAGGATTATAAAAACAGGTGTTATTGGAAAACCAAGAGGTAGAAGTGTTTTAGCTGATACTGGAGTAAAAGTAATGAGCAAATTAAAGCAGTTGTTTAATGGTCATGTAATAACAGAAAATCATGGCACAGTAATTTTTGATAAAAGCAAAGTTGAATATATAAGAGATACATTTAAAGGCAAAACTGCAATTATGTATTGTTATAAGGCAGAAGAAAAAATGCTGAAGAAAGTTTTTGGTGATCGTGTGACTGAAGATCCAGTTGAGTTTAATAGTGATGATGATAAAGTTTTTATCGGTCAGGTTAGAAGTAGCAGGGAGGGAGTTAATTTAAGTAGTGCAGATGATGTTGTT